ACCGGAATGATAAAAAAAAGTTCGGGTCGAAGAAACGAAAAACCTATAAAAAGGTTGAGAATCGGGATGCCCAGAATAAATAATAACTTCATAAATTATAAAGCTGACCTACCGGCATGACGGGGAAATGGTATGACACAGTTTGATTTTATTGATTTGGCAGCACAGGGCGGCCTTGAGTTGATTGAAACGACATCGGAGCGTAATGGTTATCCACGCTGCCTGAAAAAGGCCATCATCGGCTTTGACTCTATGGAAGAAGCACGTGAATATGCAGAACAGCATAATCTCAGTATTGAGATCTTCCACAAACGCGATGGTTGGAGTCTTTGGTATAGAACTGGTAATCGGGCATACGATCCTTTTATTCGCACAGCCGAGGACTATGGTGACGACTATCTGTTGTTTACAGACGATGATGCCAATAATTATTACGAGAACGAAGTGCAGGAAATCATATCAGATTTTGACAACTTCGATGATGTAGAGAATTTTCTGAAAGAACGTCGAGAGGTGTATGACGCTATTTACGCTCTTGGAGAAGACGAAGCCGTGGTGACATATCGGGGTAGCTTGTATGAGAAAATAAAACTGCATTCCATGAGCTACTACTTTGATACTCATCATTATGCTATCGGACTGATCGACTGGGACAATGAGGATTAACAGCTCACCGTAGACTACAATCTCATTCACAGTATTTCATTTTTTAGCTGTGCTATCGGCTTGACGGGCAATATGATCAACTAACATTCCAATAAGAAAAAATGAACGAAAGACAACAAATACTTTATCTGACTGGTGGTGGACTGGATGTGTTTACACATTACTTAGGCGATGTATGCCTGAAGAGAATCTTTAAAAATCCCTTCAGGGAAGACAGCCGGCCTTCATGCCATCTGTATGCAAATAAAAACACATACGGACAAGTGGAGTATTATTTACAGGATTTTGGCGACAGCAGCTTCTGTGGCAACTGCTTTGCCATTGTGGGCAGACTGTGCAATATGAATGTAAAGACTGCATTTAAGGATATCCTGAAGGTGATAGACAATGAGCTTTGCCTGGGATTGTTCAATAACTCATTTCCGCAAACAGAAACCATTTGTAAGAGGATTGTAAAGAGACGGGAACCGGAGACTTCCTCCGTACTTTCATTCCAATACAAGGAAAAGCCTTTTACCATGGAGGAACTGTGTTTTTGGCAGCGTTATGGAATTGATCAGGATACGCTGGGACGCTATCATGTTGCAAGCCTTTCGTCGTGCAGAATGTCAAAAGAGAATGGAAAGGAATTTACGGTTTATGGCACACCAAAGTATCCGGCTTTTGGATACCTCTTTAATAACAATGATGGCATCAAAATCTATTCTCCCTGCTCCAAAAACAGATTTCTCTATGCTGGTGTCCTTCCGAGACCATACATTTTCGGTTGGGAACAGCTACCGCCACAAGGCGAATATGTCTTCATCACCGGCGGGGAGAAAGATGTCATGTCGCTGGCAGCACATGGGTTCCATGCGATGTGCCTGAATAGCGAGACTGCCAAGCTCCCTGACAATCTTATGCAACAACTTGCCGGAAGGTTCCGGACAATTGTTATCCTTTATGATATGGATGCAACAGGACAAAGTGAGTCGAAAAAGCGAGTACAGGAATATACTGAAAAATATAATGTAAGAAGAGTCCTGCTTCCTCTTTCAGGTGAAAAATCGGAAAAGGACATCAGTGATTTCTTCCGTTTGGGACACACCACGGAAGAATTGGCTACTATCCTGAATAGTGAGAGACCATAAATTCCATATTATGTATTCCAGTAATTCGGCTTGCATAAGCAAAAAGGACGAGTGACCATTACTGATTGCTCGTCCTTCTTATGTGTACTAAAAATAGTAGTATAGACTTCCATCCTTAGCGAAAGATGTTGTCTATATTGCCTTTGTTAATCTTTTTAGGCCGCACCGGCCCATGCGCCTCTTCATATTTAGATATAACCATGTCAAGACCTAAGGTAATAAGTTCATTGATTTGAATACCCTCTTTTTCTGATATGGTACGTATCTTATTCATGACGTTCTTATCGACGGAGGTACATATTCTTTCCTTTGAACCACCTTTAGATATCGGCTTATCCACTGGGATGGATGTTACTTCATCCTTTGAATTGGAGCTTGGATTTGGCTGGTGATGATCTTCCGGAGTTGTACTCCTGACAGAAGTAAGTCCTTCCAAAAGACTGCTCATGGAGTCTTTGTTAATGCCTTTGCTCATAAATGTAAATTTATAGATTCTTCGTCCTGTCTAAAAGTTCTCCTACGAAAGCCTTGTAATCAGCAGCTCCGTTGCTCTTCGGATCATAGTCAACAATATTGACGGCTTCCAGGGGAGCTTCGGCAATCTTGATGTTCTTTCGGATCTTGGTTCGGAACACTTTATCGCCAAGCTTGGCCCTAAGACCATCCTCGATCTGTCTGCTCAAATTGGATTTTTCCCAACGAGTGAGGAGAATACCGGTAATCTCAATCTTTGGATTTAGCTTCTGCTTTACCATTCTGACAAAATCGCTGATCATAGTAAGACCCTGGAAAGGCAGTACTTCTGCAAGCAGAGGTATTACAACCAAATCTGATGCCGTAACTGCGTTAAGAGTAAGAAGACCCAAAGATGGTGGACAATCTATCAGAATATAGTCATAGTCCGCCTTCTTACCTTTTAATATGTCTGCGAGGATGTGTTCTCTTGCCATGACAGAAGAGAGTTCAAGATCAGCAGATGCAAGACGCAATGAAGATGGAACGATGTCAAGATTTTCTGCTATCGGATAGATTGCCAGGCTGTAAGCCGTACCCCTGCAAGAAGCGGAAAGAGCATCATAGATGGTCTGATCAACTTGATTATCTTTTAATAGGGAGGTAGTAAGATTGCTTTGGGCATCCATGTCCACTAACAACACCTTGTTTCCCATAGAGGCAAGGATAGAACCTACACTGGCAGTAGTGGTAGTCTTGCCAACCCCTCCTTTGTGGTTGGCAAATGAGATAATTTTTACTTGCTTTTCCATACCGTTTGATTTATATTTTTTATGTATATACGTATTGTCGTATTCCTTTATTAACTTATATACGTATAGCCGTATATACAGCTATACACCTGCAAAGATACATAATATATTTTATTTCGCAAAATTTTTACGTCTAATTATTTATTATAACGGGATTTTATATATTTATCTATAAACTTGAAGATTCCACAAAGTATTTGAGCAAGGAGTAGCTTGCTGACTCTCCTGCACTTTCGTAGATATAGACGGAAAACCTTTGCAGAGGTTTTGTATGGCTTATCGATCATCAGCAAGAGCAATAGGCATGTGGCAACATCATAAAAAGTTTTACCTGATTGCGATTGGTTGACTCCTGAAGAGGAAAGTTTACATTCTGAATTCATAAACGATCTATTTTTGAGTTTTAATATTTGGTTGTAATGCTGCTATTCTCTTACGGAGTTCCTTTGCGAATACCATTTGAGCGTGCATTATCTTATCAAAACCACTACGGTCTCCCCAAAAGTAATCTTCAACTTCGCAGAGAATATCCAAGCATTCCCTTGTGGACAATTCTTTGACACCTACGGTAGGGGCTTTGTAAGTTTTAACAAACTTCTCTACATCCTTTACGACACAAGCCTCCTGATTAACCATACGTTGTATTTCTTCAAAAAAATACTTGTAGGCCTTGGATTGAAAATCTTGGTCAACTGTTTGGGGGGCAAGCGCAAGAATCTCGCCTTGGACAACTTCCAAAGCTTTGATATAACCATCCATGTATCCTCTTAATTGGTTGTCGGATTTTCCCTGAATGGTCTTTGCATATTTCTTTAAGTGATGTGTGAAAATAGTTCTTTTCATATCTATTCTTTTGGTTGTCTTATCTTTCGAATGTTTGTTCTATATTGCTATTGCCTTGGAAATAAGAGCTGCGCAAAGCGACTCGCAGAGTACCCTGCTCATGTTAACTTCAACGGCATTGCCGATATACTTCTTCTGTTCGGCCTGTGTCCCTACGAGGATATAATTGTCAGGGAAACCCATGATGCGTTTCAGCTCATTTATATTCAACATGCGCATCTTGATGTCTATGATTCCGTACATGGCCATGAACTCCTTTATCTTGCAAGTCATTTCACTGTCCGTTTCAAAAATCCTTATACCGATACCTTTTTCTGTGGAGATAAGGTAAGGGGGCATCTTATCCATCCGAGCAATCAAAGTGAAGCACGGCTTATTGATATCTCCACCTGCAGAGTTGAACTGTGGGTTCATCAAGAAGCAGTCAACTACTTTTTGCTTCGGTGTTGTCAATACTGCAGGGCAAGGTGCGTCAATGCTGGAAAGTTGACCACCAGCGGAGTATTCATTTGCCAAAAAACGAGTTGAAACTAATCCCAGCCTGTCTTTTGTGGTAAGCGTAGGACATGACGATTCAACAGAATGGTTCCCTCCATTGCCATAGTAAGCAGTAACAAAGAAATGGTGATCCTTAGTGGTAACTGTTCCAGCAGGAACCTCTACTGACTGGTTCTTTGAATACGGGTCTCCACTAAACGCCTTGGACATAAAACTGATATTGGCAATACCCAAACGATTTTGGCAGGCAACAGTTGGACAAGGATCGTCAATTCCAGGAGCATTGTATTTCCCTCCCTTATTCATGGAATTGTACTTAATGAAAAACGTTTCTTTGCCACCAGCGACGAATTTGATTAATCCGGCGTAAATCCGCTTCAAGGTCTTCTCACATAGTGGCTTCTTCCTGGCAAAGATGCTTTGGCCGGCATCATTCATGTCAAGAACTTCCCTGACAGGCTTCCATTTCTTGTAAGTATGAAACAAGCCGCTATCACCGTTCTTTGAAAAGGTAGGTGCGGGAAATGCTATGGGAAGTCCCTTTTTCGCAAATTGCCCGAAAAACCTCCTGCGAGATGTGTATGCGCCGAAATCGGCAGCATTCAGCAAACGCCAATCATAATGATAGCCGTAGGAGATTACCTTATTTGTCCAACGAACATAGCTGCATCCTTTTAACTTTGAGATAGGGTGTCCTTTATCATCCATATCACCCCAGCTCATAAACTCTTCCACATTTTCAATCTGTATGTAGTCAGGGTTCAGCAGCTCGATATAACGAAAGAGGTGTTCTGCAAGCGTCCGGCTGTCTGCATCGCGTGGTTGACCACCTTTGGCCTTGCTGAAGTTGGTGCATTCAAGTGAAGCCCATAGGACAACTAAAGCCGACGGATATTTCATTCTCATTCGATTCAAATGGGCTGTAAGACCAGTAAGGTCAAGTGTGCGAATATCCTCGGTGAAGTGTAATGTGTCAGGGTGGTTTGCCTGATGCGATGCGATTGCATTCGCATCATGGTTGACACAGGCGACCACCCTCGCACACTTTGTTCCATCTAACTTTGCATGTTCAACACCGGTGGAAGTTCCACCGGCTCCGCAGAACAAGTCTATATAGAGTAATTTGATGTTTTCCATTTGCTATTCTATATTACCCTCTACCTTGTAACCTTTATTCCGAAGATATGTGGCGATATACTCATCATCACCAACATCTTTAAGTACGTCAAAAAGATACCCTTTTACATACTTGGCAATAGCTTCAGGAGAAGCCAAGTCTACATGCTGCGATATAAACTCACATTTCTTTGTCCTACCTAATTGCTCAAACTCGTATTCTAATCCCTTATTCATCATGGTTTTAAATATTTATGTTCAACAAGCCACTCTATCATGGAGAAACAGTTTTCAAAGACACCTTTATTTTCCTCTATTTTTAAAAGGGAATCTCCATTTACATAAGAAATACTTCTATTCCTTATTTCTAATCTAAATGTGCGATTGGGAGCAAAAATTACATCTGGAAGCAGATTTATCAATGATCCAAGTGACCATGCAGGATAGTCGGCTTGGTACTGGTCTCCATCATTGCAGACCTCGGGGAAAGAAGATTTCAAAGGCCAAAACATATCGGCGGTTTTACGCTGTATTCCTAAATCCAACAGTCGTTGTGACTGCTCTTTCGTTGTACAAATCTGTATCATAATCTTTAATCTATTTAGTAATCATTTTCCACAATTCGGCTGCGTTGGCAAAGTGCACAGGCGACAGACTGTCGTGATACAGTTTGTCCTCTATGCTCTCCCTGAACTCGTCAAGGGTGTCGTCCCAATGTCCTGTTGCGTGGTATCTGAATTTCGTGAAGCATTTGGGGCACTCCATGACCATCATGTGGCCAATGTTCGTTTCGCACCACCCTACAAGAAGGGGTTTGTCTCTCATGAAATCCATGTCGCCTTCGGGACAGCATAAGCCCGTGGCATGTGCAATCACCGTATAATCGGGATATTTCTTTAAAACTTTAAGTATATCTTTCATACCTTGCCCTCCAATATTTTTAGAACATCACTATAACGATATAACTCACGGTGGGGAGTAATCCTTGTGGGGACAAGAAATCCTTTCCTTGCCCATTTTCTAAGGGTAGAATAATCAACAAGTAACAGGGACGCTGTTTCTCTTTTTGTCAAGAGCATAGGCTGTCCTTTATGTTGCTTGACCTTACGTTCCAGGTCGAGAAGTTTTTGACGTCGTTCCAGCACGTTGTAAATATCAGTTGAAAGGGTAGCAACTTTGCGAGCTTGCTCTTCATTCACCGCTCTAAGACTGTCTCTAATCTCTGCCATTGACATATCAACCAATCCTTGGAACATATTTGGAAGTTGCTCTTGCAACTTTTCTATCAGCTTGTTGGCTTTGGCTACCGCGAGAGTCTGCTGCATTGCGCGATCTTCCCTAAATCCCATTTCTTCATGAAAGCACATGAATACGAGGAAATATAAGAATAGAAAGAGTGGTATTACCGCTATCCATATCCAAGGAGTGTTGTGCACACACCACATCAAATCCAATGTTGCCAGCGATATTAAGAGGTAGGTAATAATGGCAGCACCTATAAAAAGATATATATGTTTCATTTTCTATTGGCCACATTTAAGATTATTCCATATCAACTTCATAATTCCAATCACAAGCGTCACTTTCGTGAATATGATCAGAAAGCCACTCGAAACCAGTACATACTTGCTCGTCCAAATTCATAAGATCACAGTTTACACGCCCTTTATCTGCCAAGGCGTTTAGATCATCATAAACCTTTTCGCTGACTTCTACGTCATGCAAACCAACAGTATAGGTTACTGTTACGGTTAAATCCTTTATCTTTTTCATTCTGTGTATACTTTTAATATTAAATGTGCTATTGAAGTTCCAATTGTACATGGAAATGATACTCGTTGCATAAACAGACAATTTGCCTGACTCCATTGGGGTCCTCTCCATAGGGAAAGAAAATCATACGCTCCTTGGTCAAACATCTGACTCCTTTCTTTCTTAAATTATACAAGAGGTTAGTCCGTCTCTTTGTCACTCTGTCCATGTGTGCTGAAATTTTCTTTAAGTAGCATATTGTCCTTATGGAATGCTGCTTCAATGTGTTCTACCAAATCAATCGGTCTCGTCACATACGCATCAAACATCTGGTACATCAGCTCGGGCGTTGGTT